TAATTGTTGGTCTTGCAATTGTGGTAATTGTTGTTGAACCACCTAATGAAACAGCAGCGCCATTAATTGTAATAGCAGAATTTTGTAATTGAGCATTTGTAACACTTGTATTTGGTAATGTTACCGTTTTAGAAGATAAGTCAAGTGTACTATGTACCTGAGCAGCCGCTACCGTGCCATCACTTGGTGTTCCTATTGAAACGGTTTCACCTAAAACTAAAACAAAGTCAACCGTGTCAGTTGCGTCAGGAGCCTCTGAAAAAACTATATTTGATCCGTTAATTGTAAAGGCAGTTGATGGAGCCTGCATAACTCCTGAAACAGAACATAATACATTATTTTCTGTACCAGGTACTACAGCAGCACTATCTAAAACATTTGTTAAAGCAAATGTCGTAGTAGAACCGTCAGGTGTAATTGTACTACATCTGATATAATTTCCTATTTGTCCTGATTGTCTTCCTATATACGCCATTTATTTTTTACCATTTACCTATTGGACATTTAGCTGTTTTCATAGAAGTTTTTACTGGTATTATACATAAACATTTTGAACAAACTGAAACTTTATTATGCTCACATTGTTCACAAATGCTTCTTCTTTTATTTGCTGTTTTGCCATCTATTAACATTTTTAATTTTCTCTTATATACATTTCAAATTTAGTTACATCACCGTCATTACAACCACCATCAAAAGTTTGAATATAAGGTTGACTTCCTGATGAACCTGCACGACCAAAAAATCCTGCTTGGTTATTATCGTTTGTTCCATAATTAGTTAAGTGATATGGTCTATGACCAACCGTACTAGTATTAACTCTTAAATTACCTGCGTCATAACTTGAAGTTTGACCACAATTTGAAGTAGGTAATATTCCAGAATTTCCACCTGCTCTCGGTATTAAAGTATTTGTAGGTAAGTCAACTATTGCTTGCCCATAATTACTACCACCATCATAAACAACTGGTGTGTTATAATATAAATTAGTAGGAGAAGCATTACTATATTCATATTTAAACATAACATATCTAAATGACCCACTTCTTCTTAATCTACTTATAACATCTCTTGCTTGTGGTGAAGCGTCACCTACTTGAATTTCATTATCATCACTTGAGCTATTATTCCAAACATCTGCTGTATTTGGATTAGCTGTGTTAATAGACAATGCTAACATATAACCTGCATTTAAAGAAAAATCACACCATATCGGAAGTGTAGCACCAGCATGTGTAAGATAATAAACTCCATTTGTTGTAATTCCTAAATTATATAACGCTTGTGCTGTTGTAGCTGCTCTTGCTGAAGTAGAACCATCAAGAACAGGATTAACAACAATATTAAATGTTCTATTTACCGTATCTGTGCCGTCTGAAGCGCCTAATTCAAATGTGTAAGTTGTAGAGTTATCAATATTTGTAGGGTCGCCTGAAATTGCACCAGTAGAAGTATTTAAACTTACATTTCCAGGTAAAGCACCAGAAACAACTGAATAAGTTATAGTTTCTCCGTCTGCGTCTGTAGCAGCCACGGTAGCATGTGTGCCTGTAGCAGTATCATTTATCGTTGCTAAAGTACCTGCTGATGTAGACCAAACTGGTGTCGTATTAATTTGTAAAGTATTATCTAACTGAGCAGAATTTCCTGAAGCATTTGTAACTTTAATATCAAATGGTTCTAAAGCTGCGTTTAATGTAGGTATAACAGCCGTTATTTGAGTTGATGAATTTACCGTAACAGATGAAGCACTAACAATTGTACCATTATTTCCTATAACCTGAACCGTTGCACCAGATTTATAACCTGTGCCTGTTATTACTAAACTATTATTACCACCAGAATTATCTGATGGAGTAAATGATGTTGGCGATATTGATGTAACACCTATGTTAGATTCTAATGCTACAAATTCTGAATCATTTCTACCCTCAAAAGAGTTAGTATCAGTATTATATCTAAATTGTCCTTCAGTAGTACCTCTTTGAGCAGATGTACCTTTAGCTATGGAAGTACCCTCTGTACCTGTATCAACAAGGTTTACTCTTGATACAGAGTTACCTAAACCTTTTGTTTTAATTCTTGTTAATGGCATATTAGTAGTTTAATGAAACTCCTCTGATTCTTGCCTCTTTTGAAGCAGACTGGTTAGCAAATAAAATTTTGTATTTTAATTGGGTTCCTGCCGTTACAGATAAATCATTTACAGCCGCCATTTTAATACCTGTTGCAAAATCTGGTAAAGCAGTCAATGTAGCAGTAGTAAAGTTACTGCCGTTATCAGCTGAAAGTTGTAATATTATATCTGTATTTAAAGCATTTGTTCCTGCTTGGTCCTGATAAGTTATTACTGCACCCATTTTTGAAGTAGATGAAGCTGTAATTGCTGGACATAAAAAGTTACCTGTTGCATTTACGGTACTTTGTGTTCTTTGTATTGTGTGATGAACTCTCCAGTCATTTCCTGAATCTTTCCAAGCTGGGTGAATAAAGTATAAACCATTTGCTGTTAATGTAGTGCTATTAAAATTTGAACCATTAACATATATATCTGTATTTGAAGCATTAGTTACGGTGCCACCTATATTTCTTACGGTAGTCATTGTAATATCAGCTCCTGTAACGGAGGATGCACCTACCGAACCTAAAGTTATTGTTGTAACAAGTGTGTCATCAACACTTGTACTACCACTAAAAGAATTATTATTACATCTACCTTTGTCAGTATATGAACCTGAACCATGATAGTAAGCGTCCATTTGTTGATTGATTGAAACGCCCATAGGGAAAAAGTTTGGACCACCACCTTGACCTACTTGTTGACAAGTTACCGTAGCTACATAAACATCACCTGCTTGCCAACCTTGAATACCATTATTTGAGTTTTCATCTTTTAAATTGAATAAACCAGAACCGGTAGCGTTTGATGTAATTGTATTGTTACCATCATCATGGCTTGCACCACCTATGGTGTCACCAACCGTATAGTGAGTACCTAAATCTAAAGTAGTTGTTGTTGAGGAAAGTGTACTTACATATTCACTAGAAGCTCTAAGCGTATTTGCACCGTTTGTATAACCTGTAGAGTCTTGAAACACATCAACATATTGAGAATTGGTGTTTGAGGCAGCTCTATTAGCTGTTGTAGCCTCTTTTAATGCAAGAGTAGAAATATCATTTACTAATTTGTTGTCATCAAAAGAAGTAGCATGTTGACTAACATTAGACGCAGCTATTCTGGCGTCATCAAAGGTTCCGCTAGTAATTTTAGATGTAGGTAATGATGGTATCTCATCAGCGTCTAGTGAAATTCTAGCGTTGTCTATTGTACCACTTCCTATTGAACTCGCTTTTAATTTACTTATTGGCATATCTCTCTATGGCTTTGTTGGCCACTCCAAGTTTGATAAATCTTCCTTTAATGGTTGACTATCTGTTGTTGTATAATTAGCTGGCAAATCTCTTAATTGTTGTCTGTAACCTTTCCATGCTGGACCCATAGTTACATCTGAATTAGCCATCCAATCTGATTCTCTTAATTTTGCTGTTCTTTCATCTCTTAAATTACTCATAGCTCTGTTTGCACTATCAGCCGCCCATGCTGTTTCTTCAGCGTCCCTAGCTGCTTCTTCTTCTGCTGTGTAAGCAATTTTTACACCATCTAATATTTTAAATCTAGCCATTGAAGTACCCCCATAAAGTATAAAAGTAGTCTTCAAAATTTCCAGTATTAGGAGCAATACTAATCTTATTCATTTTTAAAACATAAGTTGCCTCTAAACTAGCACTACCTCTAATTTCTCTAAAATTGTTACTACTATCAAATCTACAGCCTTCCCAAGTCCAATTGTTTGATTGTTTCACACTTGACTCGGTGTCAATAGGTCTTAAACGCATGATGAGATTCCAACTTTCAGCGTTACCAGTATCATTACCAGCGTCTTTTGACATTTCTACCGAAGTAGCACCATTAGAATAAATTACATCATGTGCCGTATTATTAGCATAAATGTGTTGATAAGCATACTTATAGTTATTACCTGAATTATGAAAACTTGAACCATCTGTTGAAACAGTACAAGTTAAGTGTGCGTTATCTGTTTCAGGTTTAGCACTAAATTCTAATAAAAAAGATTTATAAGTTTCGGGTAAAGTTATTTGAATAGAACCTACTCCGGTTTGAGCAGTACCAGAAGCAGTAGCAATTTTCCTAAGGTTACCTATATCAGAGGCAGAGGTTACACCTGTACCACCACTAGTTACTGGCAATGTTCCTGTTAAATTAGCAGCTGGAAGGGCTGACAAGTTACCACTTGATGTTATGTTATTTGCGAAATCTCTTTTTATTGCACCCATATTATCCTACTTTGGTAAATACCTAAAATCTATTTCTGCCGAACTAGCCGGAGCAGTTTGAAAAGTTAATGTTGTTCCCGATATAGTATAGTCAGCAGTTGGCGTCATTAATAAACCATTTACATGAACTAATACATCAGCAACTGCTCTATTTGCATTTATAGTAAATGCTGTTGTTGAACCGTCACCAGTTGCAACACCACTTGAATAACTTAAATGTTGAGTTACATGTGTTGATGTAACAGCGGCATTTGGTAATGTAACAGTTTTACCTGTTAAATCAAATGTAGTGTGTATATGAGAACCTTGAATAGTCGCAGCTGGCACAAAATGATGACCTTGAGCTCTACCTTGAAATACACAATACATATCGTCTGAAGCCCCTGGTGCCTCTGACATTGTTAAAGTTGTAGTAGCGGCTGTATAAGCTTTTCCTGTGCCAGGCTCTTGCCTAACATTGTTTATAAAAAGCTCTAATTCATTTTCACCTACAACTGAATGGTCCAAAGTAAATGATGTAGTTGAACCATCAGGCGTAAACACCTGTTTTGTTGTGGTGTGAAATGTTTCCGCTGGTTTATTACCTATGTATGCCATTTAATCCTCTGTTATGTTGATATACTATCAACAGCGCTTACCCAAACATCAGCTGAACTAGCTGTATCTGAAACTACTTTTAATGCGTCACCTGATTGCACGACAAATCGTGAACCACCATCAATAATTTGTAACATACCACCTTGTACAATCGGCGCACCTTTAATTAAGTAAATATCGTTTGAACTATCATTGATATAAACATCTACATTAATTGTACCTGTGCTAACATTTGCTACCGAAATTCCTACGATTGTGTCGAAAGAATCAGCAGTAAAAACTGTAGCAGCTGAAGTGCCTACATTGTTTGAGGTATATCTTCTAAAGTTTTGTGCCATTTTTTATTTCCTCTTATTATTTATTACAAAGCCACAGCCATTGCAATTGCAAATCCTGTTGTTGTTACTGTGCCAGCGTTAAATCTTCCTTGTGCTGAACTCCATATTAATGCGTTACCGTCTGCAACACCTGATATGTTAACATTTGATAAATCACCTACTGAAGCATTTTCTGTTATTATTTTTACCCAACCACCTGCGTCTGCAACATATGGGTGATTACCACCAATATCGTAAGCAAACATACCTTCATAAGTTGAAGCTGTTGGAAAATCACCTACGGTATCAAAATTAAATCTTAATTTATTACCTGAAGTTGTTGAGTCTAAAGCTGTAGAAACTCCTGTATCAACTAATGTAGCATTTGAAACTGCTGTATTAAATTGTGCTAAAGTACCTGTTACAGTATTGTTTGCTAAGTTAATTGTTTTATTTGTAAGTGTTGCTGTGTCATCTTGTAAAACAATTGTACCTGTAGCATTTGGTATACTTACTGTTCTATCTGCTGTAGGGTCAATTACTGTTAATGTAGTTTCAAAATCATCTGAAGTTGTACCTTCAAATGTAAATGAATTTGTTACATCAATAGTTGCCC